TAATATTAAACTTATCAAAAGGAGAAAAAATGGCTAGACCAAATGTAACAATAAGAGTAGCTGATGAATCTATTGTGGTTCCAACAGCAGAATCACTTTCACCAACAAATGGAGCTTTAATTTCAAGAGAGGGATTAAGATCTCTTGGAGTCAATGCAGGTGAAACCGCAGCTGGATTATTCTTTGTTGAAACCTTAAATGACTGGTACGGTAGACTCAGATCCTATGCAGCATCAACATTAACAGGGCTAACCGGCGCCACCTATCAGGGAGAAATTGGTATAAGTGCAGCTGCATTTGTTTCACCAACCGCTGGTGGTCAACAAAAACCATGGTATAAAGAGTGGTGGGCGGTTCATAACTTCTTACAATATGGGGGTGGATGCTTGGTTGGATACACTTCCGATTCATATACTAATGCTCAGGACTCACTAAAAGCAACATTCTTCCCATTTGATGTTGCATTCATGGGAGATACAGCGGACGCTGATTATACTGCCATTGTTGATCTCATCAATGCTAAATCAATAACAGATACTGCAATTATTGGTGTTCTTGGTGCTTCTGGAGCAAGTCCACTTACTGCTGAAAAATATGCAGGAACCAATTCACAATACTTCATGCATGTATATGGTAGCAAAGTTCATCTCAATGCATTGGGACAAAATGGTACATTTGTTACCACAAATCTTACTCCAGATGTCGCTGGATGCATTGTACGAACAGATAGAGATTTCAAACCTTGGTTCTCTCCAGCCGGTAGAGTAAGAGGTCGTATAATTAATCTCGTTCGTCTACTCAAGAACCCAACACCAGCAGAACAAGATGCACTCTATGATGCTAATATCAATCCAGTAGTATCATTCCCAGGTGAAGGAACAGTTCTCTTTGGAGATAGAACAGGAGAATCTATAACATCTACTCTTTCGGGTGTAAATGTTTCTCGTCTATTCATGTATCTAAGAAAAGTAATGGCTCCAGTTGCTCGTACAATTCTATTCGAGCAAAATGATGATATTACCAGAGCAAGATTCCGTCTTGCCGCCGATGGTATTTTGAGAAATGTATTGGCCCAGAGAGGTATTTTGGATTACAAAGTTATTTGTGATTCTAGCAATAATCCTCCAGAGCTAATTCAGGCAAAAGTCTTCGTTGCTGATATTTTAGTTAAACCAACAACATCTATCAACTTCATAAGATTGACATTTACCAATAAGAATCTAACAGATACCTTATATCCAGGTCAAAGAGCAATTTAATAATCAATAAATAAAATAGTATAAAAGGAGAAAAATATGGCAAGATCAGTCTCGGAGTTTAGAGGAAAATTTGCTGGATTGCGTCCAAATAGATTTGCAATCTCCGGTTCATTTCCATCATCAGTAACTCCACAACCAACATCATTCGATATTTACTGCAAGGCTACTCAGATGCCCGGTTCATCCATCGGTGTAATCCCTGTACCTTGGATGGGTCGTGTAGTTAAATTCTCAGGTGAAAGAGCCTATGCAGATTGGACCATCCAAGTTTATGAGTCTTCAATTGGATCTCAAGATCTTCGTAGAGCAATGGAAGCATGGATTGAACTCATGGATGGTAGAGATACCCACAAGGTTAATTATTCGTTAACCGAAACTTGGGAAATTTACTACGACGATTTCTTAGGTGATACTGAATCTGGTCAAGGTAATCCAGATTCATCTGCACCCAAGACTATTCACTTGGTAAATTGCTTCCCAGTAGATATCTCACCAGTAGATTTAAGTTATGATTTAGTAGATACCTTCTCGGAATTTACTTTAACCATGGCTTATGATTTCTGGGATTACGGTCCAGCAAGAGCTTCACAATCAGCAGTTTAAGTTTAATTTAAACTTTTGAACGGATTATATTATGGCATTTTTTGATAAATTTGGGTTTTCTTTTGGAAAACAATCAGATATAAGAGGAGACACTGGAGGGTTTGAGAGCAAATCTCAACCCTCCTTTGTTTCTCCCGATAACTACGATGGCACATTCGTCATGGAATCTGGCGGATTGCTCAGTAGTTATTTTGATTTTGGTGGCACTTTAGTTGAAGAGAATAGTCTTATTGCTCAATATCGCTCGATGGCATTATATCCAGAAGTAGATAGAGCTATTCAAGATATTGTAAATGAAACTATTGTTTATGACGATAAAAATGATGTATGTGAATTAGATTTAGATAGAATTACCGATATATCGGATAATATAAAAGCAAAAATCTCAACAGAATTTAAAAATATACAAAAAATATTAGATTTTTCTAATAAAGCAGATGATATTTTTAGAAGATGGTATATAGATTCAAAACTTTATTTTCATGTGGTAATAGATTTGAATAGACCTGAAAAGGGAATTCAAGAATTACGAGCTGTTGATCCAGCTAAAATAAAGAAGGTAAGAAAGGTAGAGAAGGAATTAAAAAATGTAAACGGAGTTAATACACCCGTTATTAAAAAAATAGAAGAATATTATATTTACACAGATATCGAAGAATCTTCTATATTGCCTACTACAACTAACGGTATTAAAATTGCTTTAGATTCGATCACATATGTTCATAGTGGAATTGTAGATTCATCTACAAAACGAGTAGTAGGATATTTGCAAAAAGCGATTAGACCTTTAAATATGTTAAGACAAATTGAAGACGCGGTAGTAATTTACCGAATGTCTAGAGCACCTGAGCGTAGAATATTTTATATTGATGTTGGTAATTTACCAAAACAAAAAGCTGAACAGTATGTTCATAGTTTAATGAATAAGTATCGTAATAAAATAACATACGATAGCAAAACTGGTGAAATTAAAGATGAAAGAAATCATATGTCAATGTTAGAAGATTTCTGGATTCCCCGTAGAGAAGGTGGAAAAGGCACAGAAATTGCTACACTAGATGGTGGTCAAAATCTTGGACAAATGGATGATGTTGATTATCTTTTAAAGAAAGTATACAGAGCACTTAATGTTCCTATAAGCAGATTAGAAACCAGCACTGGATTTAATCTTGGAAGATCTAATGAGATAACCAGAGATGAAATTCAATTTTTTAAATTTATTGAAAAATTAAGAAAAAGATTTGCTTATTTATTGTTGGACCTTTTAAAGAAACAATGTTTATTAAAAGGAATACTAACTTCAGACGACTGGAATAAAATTTATCAAGATATTCGATTTGTTTGGAATAAAGATTCATATTACACTGATCTTAAAGAAAATGAAATTTTAAGAGAAAAAGTAGATATGTTAAATATTATTGCAAATTTTACAGGTCAATTTTATTCTACCAAGTGGATTCGAAAAAATATACTCAAACAAACTGATGAAGAAATTGCTCAAATAGATAGCGAAATACAAGAAGAACAAACTTTGTTGATGCAACAACAGCAACAACAAATGATGATGGGAATGAATCCAGAAACACAAAATAACCAACAATACCAACGAAATGGTCAAAATTTCAATAATTTCTAATTATAAATAAACAATATAGGAGAAATAAATGCAAGACCTAAAAGAAGCAATAAACAATATTTTAGATGAAGAATTAGTCAAGGCAAAAGAAATAATTCACGCCAATCTTTACGCAAAGATGGGTGCTTTATTAGAACAAACTCTATTAGAATACGCCCCAACTGTATTGGAGGATGATTACATGGAAGAAGAAACCGACGATGTAACAGAAGCCAAAAAATGTGAGGATGGTGATTGTGAAGATGAGGATTCTGGTTATTCAAAGAAAAAGATGAAATCAGATAAAGAAGATAAAGAAGACGAGGAAGATGATGAGGAAGAGGAAGATGATGAAAAAATGAATGAAGCATTTGAAACCTTCACCGCATATCTTTCAGAGTTGGTTGAAGAAATAGAAGCCGAAACAGGTGAGGAACTAACCGAAGAGGAAATAGTTGCTCTTGCCGATATTGTTATGAATGAAAATTTTGATGATGAGGGTGTAGAAGAAGTAGAAGAATAAGGATTTACAGATGTATCTAATAACCGAAACTAACGAAAATATCAAAACGGTTGTAGAAGAATCTGCTGATACCAAAAAAAGAAGCTATTTTATAGAAGGAATTATGCTTCAAGCAGAGACTGTTAACCGTAATGGTCGATGCTACCCTATTGCAATTTTAGAAAATGAAATTAATAGATACAATGATCAATATGTTTGCAAGAAAAGGGCTTTGGGGGAACTCAACCACCCCCAGGGACCAACTCTTAATCTTGACAAAGTTAGCCATTTAATTACAGAAATTAAAAGAGATGGAAATAATTTTGTTGGTAAAGCGAAAATTTTAGAAACCCCAATGGGTAAAATAGTTCAAAATTTAATAGATGAAGGCGCTTTACTGGGTGTATCTTCGCGTGGAATGGGAAGTTTAGAAAAAATTAATGGTGTTAATTATGTTAAACCAGACTTTTGTTTATCTGCTATTGATATAGTTGCAGATCCATCTGCCCCTAATGCCTTTGTGAATGGTATCATGGAAGGAAAAGAATGGATTTGGGACAATGGGATACTAAAAGAAAAAGTAGTAGATAGTTACAAGAAAGAAATAAAAAGAACACCTAAAAAATTATTAGAAAAGAAAGCAATTTCATTATTTGAAGACTTTTTAAGGAGACTTTCATGAATCTTTTTGAAAATTTTATAGAACGCAAAAAATTTAAACAATGGTTAACTGAAAAAGCAAAAAAAAGTAATTCAAAGTCTTCATTGGATGATTTTATTGATGAATATGGAGAAGAAGAAGGTAAATCAATCTACTATAGAGCGATGAAAAAACGATCTAAAGGAAAAAAAAAAAAATAGATGAAGCAATATTTCCATCATTAATAGCAGGAGCTGCAATTTTGGGAACAGGTGCGTATGCGATAAATAAGTATTTAAAAGTAAATAAAAGAATAAAACAAAATATTGGTAATTGGAGTGCATCTAATGCTGGTAGAGCTCCTACTGGGTTCAAATTAGATCAAATAATAAAGCAATCAACCGACACAGAGAATGATTTAGAAAACCAAAAGTTTCAAAAATGGTTTAGACCTGAGAATAGAAAGTTGCCAAGATATTCTGGTGGAAGGGGAATTGTAAGGCAAAAAGTTAAAGATGTTGTTTCAAATATTATATCAAGGAAAAAACATCCGGCTCTATACAGAGGTGCGATGAAAATTGGTAAAAGTGCAGCAGATTATATACATCTAAGGCTTACAGATCCAGCAGAATTAAATAAGCAAATAAAGAATATACGGAGCGCAAGAAAAAGATCTTGGATGAGTAGACCGTAGTGTACAGTTTGAAAATATTAAAAGTAATAAATACAATAGACTTAAATTTGGAGGACAAACCAGTGAGTAATGAATACACAGAATATCAAGACGGAGAAGGAAAAAAGGCTTTTTTAAATACAAAAGTCTCAGTAGATAATTCTGCTAAAAATAAAGCAAGTCTATCCGCAAATAGAGGAGCTGGCGCAGAAGAATACACCAACAATATGGCAGAAGAAAGTGAAGAATCGGACGAACAAGAAGTATCCAATGATGAAAAGATGGAAGCTCTTGAAGTCGCTCTCGATGAAACTTTAAATGCTATGTTCGAAGGAACAAACGCAGATCCAGAATTCGTAAACAAGATCAAAACTATCTTTGTTGCAGCATTAAATGAAAAAGTTGCAATAATTGAAGATGCGATCTTGGATGCTTCCCAAGAACTCATCGAAGAGAAAGTTACCGAAGCAACTCAAGTTTTAACTGAACAAGTTGACGATTATCTAACCTATGTTGCTGAAGAATGGTTAAATGAAAATCGTCTTCAAGTTGAACAAGGATTCCGAACAGAAATTGCAGAAAATTTCATGAGAGGATTGAAAGATCTATTTGAAAATAGTTTTGTAAATGTTCCAGAAGATAAGCATGATATTGTTGACGATCTATTTACACAAAATAGCGAATTAGAAGACACAATTAACAAAACTCTTGCAGAAAATATAGATCTCAAGAATCAATTAGTTGCTCATGAATGTGCAACTGCATTTGTCGAAATGACATCTGAACTAGCAGATACTGAAGTAGAAAAACTTCAAAAACTTGCTGAAGGTATCGAATTCAACGATGTTAATCAATATGTTGAAAAACTAAACCTTCTGAAAGAATCATATTTTGGTAAAAAAGTAGATAAATTAAATAATCTTTCAGTTCTTACTGAAGAAATTACAACACCAGCAAATACAAAATTATTTGCAGATAATGAAATGACTGCTTATGTAAGCGCCATTTCTAAACTTAATAAAGTAACTAAAAAGACAGAAAAATAAAATTTAATACATAAAAATAAGGAGAAAATTAAATGGATTTTAACTCAACCACACCATATGACACACTAGTAGAAAAATGGGACGCCGTGATCAATCACGCCGATCTTCCAGAAATTGAAGACAATCATAAGAAAAGAGTAACTGCTGTTCTTTTAGAGAATCAAAGAAAAGCTCTTCAAGAGCAATATCTTACAGAAGCACCAACCAACTTTATGGGTGGTCCATTCTCCACAGGTCAAGTTACAAACGGCGGAACCAATAATAATCTTGCTGGTTACGATCCAATTCTAATCTCTCTCGTTCGTCGCGCAATGCCAAATGTCGTTGCATACGACATCGCTGGTGTTCAACCAATGACTGCACCAACAGGTCTTATCTTTGCCATGCGCGCTCGTTATGATGCTCCAGATGGATTTGAATCAAACTTCGATGAACCAATGCCATCCTTCTCTGGTAATGCAGGAACTACCGGCGGTATCACCGCTACTGTCCTCTTCACCAGCACTGGTACTACTGCTATTCGCGGTACTGTATGGGATAGCAACTTCCGTGGTATGCTTACTGGTAAGGGTGAAACTCTTGGTCAATCTTCCTCACAGACTTTCAAGGATATGGCCTTCAGCATCGAAAGAATCGCTGTAGAGGCTCGTACCCGTGCTCTAAAGGCAGAATACACCACAGAACTCGCACAAGACCTCAAGGCTGTTCACGGACTTGATGCAGAGGCTGAACTCTCCAATATCCTCAGCACCGAAATTCTAAACGAAATCAACCGCGAAATTATTCGCACCGTTTACACCGTTGCTAAGACTGGTGCTCAACAAGCAGATTTGTATCACGGTGGCGCTCCCGGTGGTGTATATGACCTTCTCCAAGACTCTGACGGTCGTTGGTCTGCTGAACGCTTCCGTGGACTTATGTTCCAGATCGAACGCGAAGCAAATGTCATCGCCAAAGAAACTCGTAGAGGCAAGGGTAACTTCATCATCTGCTCTGCTGATACCGCTTCAGCACTCGCAATGGGTGGATTCCTTAATCTCTCACCAGCACTCAATGTTAACCTAAACGCTGACGATACTGGTAATATCTTTGCCGGTGTTCTCAACGGTAAGTACAAGGTTTACATCGACCCATTCGTTCCAGTCGGTATGGACTTTGCTCTAGTCGGTTATAAGGGTAATTCTGCTTATGATGCAGGTTTATTCTACTGCCCATATGTTCCTCTACAAATGGTACGCGCTATCAACCAAGACACCTTCCAACCAAAGATTGGTTTCAAGACTCGTTACGGTATGGTTGCCAATCCATTTGCTAAGGGTCGTACAGCAATCTCGACCAACGCTGATGGTTTAGATGCTGCCTCCAATGTTTATTACAGACTCTTCCAAATCAAGAATCTGCACGG